TACTCTCCTGTGAGCATAAGCACACTGTCTGTTAGATAAAATTTTATTTCGGTTAGTCCTGTGTCTTCCCTGAAAGTGGTGAAGTCAATTTTGCGTTTATGCACTTCGTTGTTATTACCATCGGTTGTAGTAATTTGTGCTTTGTTTGAGTCCACGGTCATTGTGATAGCCATGAACGGTTCCTGTTTTCTAAGCGGAAATATTTCGGTGTGGATTATGTCCATCAACCAGTAACTTCCGTTACCGTGTTCTGCCAGAGCTTTTGCTCCGTCGGTTAATTTCATTTTCGGTTCAAGCAAACCGTGTAAGTAGTAGTGTTCAGTGCCGTAGTATTGTGCAACGGGGAAAACGTTATTCATCTTCTTCTCCTTCGTCCATGAACTCAGCAAGCAAGCGTTCAAGGCGACGATTTTTCTCAAGGATTTGGTTGACGTGAGAGTTAATACTTTCAGTAAGAGCAAGAGCTTCTTGTTTATGGTAGGGGGGTATGGAGTCTAAAAAATCTAACGACAACTCGTAGGGTTTGAAGTCGGGAGTTTTGCAAAGTTCTTGTAAGAGGTGTGCCATTTTAGCCTCCTGGCTAATCAAGTTAAAAAGAATGGCTCGTTGCGACCAGAAGGTGAGCCGACCTTCAGACGGGCGAGTAGAGAGGGGACTCGCTTGGTCTTAGTTATTCGTCCATTAATGAATCCATATCAGATTCCATATCCAGCATTGCCAAACCAAAAATACCGAGTGCAATCTTGTCGCTATATTCCAAGAGGAATGCGCCTACGGATTTAAGTTTGTCAACACACGTTGGTTTTTGTTCTTCTTCATTTGACATTAAATTTACTCCTTGCTATTTGCTGGCGGTGGGATTGACTGACTACATAAGAACGCCAGCCAAAGTACGTAAAAAATACCCAAACAGGGATTGAGGGTATTTCGGTGAAAACAGGGACAGTAAGTGGTGCAATTTCTAGCACTTCAATAGTAAGTAACAATGCGCTGATTAGTGTTACAAACAGGCACACTGCAACCCTGGCGCAAGTGAGGTTGTAAATTAAACGCTGCCGGGGGTTGAGCATTACTAATACTTTGTTACGGAAGATCATAGTTAAGCACTCTGTTTGTTAGTTTTAAAAAAACCTGACAGGGCTTTCACCCTGCCAAGTTCGCTCACTCCTTAACACGCTACCTGCAAATACTTGTCGTACTCGAATTGCTTCTTGGGGGCAGGGGCTTTGAGCCACTTATCATCGAGCCAGTTAGCTTGTTGGTTAAGGTACTTCTTGAGTTCCTTCTCTATATAGAAATACTTGGACATATCACCATTCTTTCCGCCGTTCGCTTTGACTAACGAGGCGTAAATGGTTACGTATTTATAAGACATGGCTGAAGTTTCTATCTTCCTTTGGGAACACACAGCGATGTACTCATTCTGCTTATCGCTCAAGTTAGCTCGATCAGCTTCGTGGTACTCTTCGTGGACTTGCCTTTCCAGAACAACGGCAATAGCTCTGCGGGCTAACCAATACTCTGCGGGCATCTTGTGCATAGCGACGTACTGGAATCGTTCGTCTTTCTCCATACCCAACATGATAGTGGTTGCGGCTTCGACTTGAGCTTCAATAGCTTCGTTATGGTTTTGGCCTACCGTATACCAGCCATGAATACACTCACCGTCATCTGGTTGCTGAGTAATATCAACAAACTTAATGCCGTTAAAGTTAATGGTGGATTCTAAACAGGCTTTGATAAAGTCAGCTTTAGGACGTACATGCGAACCGCCATCTGGGTGTGCATATCCATAAAGGTTATCGCTGCTTAGTTCGTAGTTACGTTCAGCCCAACCGGGTAGGCTACCTCTAGCTTCGGGAATGTCCTCATCGTTACGGTTAGCCACACCTTCAGGATCAGCGTTCGTATCTTCGGTGTAATCTTCGTGAGTGGTTTGAGGGTTCTGAAGGCTATCCATTATCATTTCGCCGCCTTCAAGCTCTGGGGTTTTATCTATATCCATGTTGATTCTCCTGAATCATTCGTTTTGGTTTAAAGAAACCACCATTAGCAGCACTAATATAAGGGATACTAATATTAGCGTTACTAACAGTGGTACGCAAGCACTTAAATAAGTTACTTTATTCAAGCACTTATCGTTCTGACAGCACTAACTTGGTTACAAGTTCAGTGGATTATTTCTAGGATTTCTTCGAAAACTTCTACCTGGTCTTCTCGAATAGGACATACTAATTCGATTTCGTGGGCATCAGTTTCAGGGTAGTTATTTGCTGCTAAGAAGTTTTCAACAGCGGCAAGGTTATGCTCGTTAGGATCTTGAGCATAAGTATCAAGCAGTTCTTGGAAGTTCATTTGCATCTCTCCCAGACAACAGTATTACCTACTATCTTGAATCGCCATGTAGGATGGTTCATCGTCTTTCCTCCTCTTTTATATCAAAGTTAATAATTTACGTTCTAAGTCTTTTTCTAAGTACACTCGATACTCAGTTTCTATATAGTCATTTAAAGCACTCATTGTTCTTACTTTTTTCGAGTCTTTCTCAAAGAAATAACGCAAGACAAACAAGTGCTTTCTTATGAATTGGTTTTTGGTTAAGGGTGCGTTCATTACCATGCGTAGTCCTTGAGATCGAAATGTAAATTCTTCGTCATTACATCCCAGTTACGTTCTTTTTTATCGTTGATTAATTTAGCTGCTTTTTCCCAGTGGTCGTCGTCTAACCAAGAGGCATAAGGTTGGTCTGCTAACCATTCATTCGTGAGTCTTTCATCTTCACAAAAGACAGGTGCATCATCAGGCGTAAAGTAAATTTGGGTACGTTCGGTGATAGTCCAACAGTGTTCAACTTCAGTATAACCATCACCCATCAAGTCACCGCCGCAGTCAGGACACATATTTGAAAGGTAATATCTATCTCTTTGCTCTAATTCTTCTTTCGAAAATCGCTTTTTTCTCTCAATTTCCATCGTTTTTTCCTCTTTTTAGTCAAAGTTTTAATGAAATCACTAACAAAACTGACGTTTTTACAGCGAGGAACGAGTGGTAATTTGAACGGATTGATTAAATATTGATCAGAAATGGGGTGAGTTGTGTCAAGGATTCTTGCGTTTGACACAGTTGTGTCAGGGGTTGTGTCAAGGATTTTTGGCTCATAGTTCATAGAAATCATAGGGTTAGGTGAGTTGTGTCAGTTGTGTCATCTATTTTCTTACCTTTGAATAAATAAAGTAGTGTAAATAGAGAGTGTTGTTTTATTAGAAACTCAGAAAGTGCTGACACAGGTGACACAAGTGACACAAGTGGGTAGTTTGTAGATAAATATCAGATACTTACGTTGTGTCAGGGGTTGTGTCGAGTTGTGTAAGTTGTGTCAAAGGCGGTGACACGGGCTCCGGCTCGGCGGATCCACGCTGTCATCGACGCTATCAAGGGAATCAATGGGATCATTGCTATCGTTGGATCGCTGGTGTGTCTTTGATACTCGGATACATGGTGTCTTTGCAAGCAAGCAAAGTAGATGAGCAAGATCACCCCCTCCCCAAGTAGCCGCGCGACGCTTGCGTCGGCGGCGGGAGGTTACTGGGAAAGGATGAGAACTATACAGAGGTAGGCGAAGTAGGTAGCGGTGGCTGTAGTGGCGAAGATGCCGAGGGCTGCGAGGAAGTAGTAGAGGATGTTAAGGAAGGTTGAACGGAAGATTTGTGTTGGGTTTTTCATTGTTAGATGCTCCCGTTGAGGATTGCTAGGGGGATACCGATGACGAGTGTTGCGATGACGATTTTGATTAAGATCCATTCGTGGTCTTGGATACCGATAGAGTAGAAGTTCATTGAGTCTACTTTTTCTTTAGAGAAGTACATGATTAATTGTCCGTAGGTTGTGGCCGTCCTTGGCCTGTGGGTTAGATGATGAGTGCTGTTACGATTGTTGCGACACCTGCGTCTAGTGCGAGGGCTGCTTTATCTTTGTTGGAGATAACTTTCTTGAGTCCTCTGTAGGTGTAAGTTTGTTGGACTGTTTCTTTGGCTTGATTGCCGACTTTCTTTGCGTTGTTGATTTGATCTTTGAATAGATCGAGTTGTTGTTCTGACATTCTCTTTTCTCCTATAGGTTTTATTAATGTCACTAGATAATCTGACTTATTATGTAGACAGAGTTTGAATTGACTGGGTCTGAATTTGGTTGGTGGAATTTGATACAAGGTTCCAATGATTGAATTGAATACAAGGTTCCAATTAGGGGATTGGGGGTTGAGGGGTGGTTTCTCGGCCGAGGGGGGAGACACTGGCTCACCGATTCACACGTAAAAATTTTTATTTTTTCTTGCGGCCCTAGCTTTTTTATATTAGTAACGCTAATATTCGCTGATGAGCATGGTAAAAGTCATAGCGTTGGAGGGACTAGACGAGGCTATTATCGGTACGTGCTCTCGGGACGGAGAAAATGAGGTACTGGTCTACAACGCTGACTTGGTGAAGAAGTACTTAAAAGGTACAGGATTATCTACTGAAGACGTTTTAGAAATAATCGAAGGCAGCAGATTCTCCGAACATGGAGCTTTTGCGCCTGTTTTTGTACACATGGACACGGAGCTTGCGAAGAAAATTGACAACTCTTGCAGCCCAATTGGGCCACCATCAGGACAAATCCACTGAGGCTCTATCAGAAAGCGTAGACCCCCATACGGAATTTCAAGCGCAGCTTCCTTACATGGGGCTGTCCAAAAACTCGCTTACTTTGCAACAGGAAAAACTGGTCACACTTGTCGCTTCTGGTATGTCTGTCGCCGCCGCTGGTCGCGGGGCAGGGTATAGCTCTTATAAAGCCGCGCATCGTGCAGCAAAAATTCCCCAGGTTGCCCAAGCTATAAATTATTTTCGTGAACAAATGCGCGAAGAAGTGAAGTTTACTAAGGAAAACGCGCACCTTATGTACATGGAAGCGTATGCAGCGAGTGCAACTGCTACTGAGATGAAATCAACAGTGGATTCTATATGTAAATTGCACGGACTGCATATTCCTGACAATGCCACTCAGGTAAATATCAATATAAACGGTACGAAACAGCTTGAACGAATGAGTGATGAAGACCTGTTAAAAATTGCGGGTAAAACCGAGGACTACTTAGAACCGAGTACAACATGATTACTTTTGTATTGGTTTTGATCATAGGAGGGCAGACAGTAGCAACGGATTGTGCTGACGGCGCTCTTTGTTTTGAAGATAGCGATAGATGCTGGTATTTCGCACAGCGTTTAAATAATCGGCCCGAAGGTTTGTCGATAGAAGCGCGATGCGAAAAACAGGTTGTTTATAACTATAGGTATGCCCCGATTAAATTATGACAGAAAAGGTGCAATGCAAAAGATGTCAGGCGTTACACCCAGCAACGTTATTTAGTGGCGGAGATCAGCTTTGTGTTTATTGCAAAGCCGACGAAGCTGAAAAGCTCCCTCAAGCAAAACCTGTTGAGGAAGTTAAACAGGTAGATACGTCCGTAGAAGAAAAAGCACGGGCGGAACTGGCGTTACGGTTTTTAACACGTAAACGGTTATTGCCGTTTGTAGAAAGATTTAACCCTGACTACAACGCGGGGTGGGTACATAAAGATATTTGTAAAAGGTTAGAAAAATTTTCAAAAGATGTGGCGCAGAAAAAATCGCCTCGTCTAATGCTCTTTATGCCACCGCGACATGGGAAGTCAACGTTGGCGAGTATTGCGTTTCCAGCATGGCATTTGGGAAGGAACCCAGAGCATGAGTTTATAAGCTGTTCGTACTCGGGCAGTTTGGCTATGGGATTTTCGAGGAAGGTGAGAAGCCTACTTAGAGATCCTGGTTATAAAACGGCATTTTCGACACGGCTCGATCCCGAAAGTCAAAGTGCTGAAGCATGGTTAACGACATCGGGAGGTGGATTTGTTGCAGCGGGTGTAGGTGGCGGTATTACTGGTAAAGGCGCACACGTACTCGTGATCGATGACCCTGTTAAAAACCGCGAAGATGCGGAATCACAGAATAACAGGGATTCGAATTGGGACTGGTACACATCTACTGCTTACACCCGTCTTGCACCGGGCGGAGGAGTATTAGTTATTTTAACTCGCTGGCACGACGATGATCTGGCGGGACGCTTACTTAAAGCAGGTGCAGATGG